CGCGCATGAGGCGCACAAGGCGCTCGATGCGGTGAAGCAGGGTCCAGCGGGTCCGGTCGGTCCCGCAGGTCCGCAGGGCGAACCCGGACGCGACGGCGCGGACGGCGCACCGGGCGCACCCGGACGCGACGGTGTGGACGGGCGCGACGGCGTAGACGGCAAGGATGGCGAACCGGGCGAGCGCGGTCCCGCAGGTCCGCGCGGCGCACGCGGTCCCGCAGGCGGCGCGCCTGTGCTTGTGAATCCCGAGTTCGAGACGCTCGGCGTGCGCGGCGCTGCGCGGTTCAACGACGGCGTGACGGTCGGCGGCTCGGTCATATCGTCGGGCGCGGTCGCCATCACCGACGCGACGGCGGCAACAAGCACGACCACGGGCGCGCTGCGCGTCACGGGCGGGATCAGCACGCAGGGCGCGCTCCACACGGGCGCGGATGCGGTGGTGAACGGCGTGCGCGTGGGCGCTGGGCCAGCAGGCACGAACAATACGGTGCTTGGCGTGTCGGCGGGCGCGGCGCTTGCTGCCGGATCATCCGACAATGTGCTGATCGGTCGTTCGGCAGGCGACAATATCACAACGGCAACGGGAAACGTATTCATCGGGCGGGATGTCGGTGCGCAGACCACCGGAGGTAACTCGGTTGCCATTGGCTTCGAGGCAATGGGAAGTGCTGGAACATCATCGTTCAACTCGGTTGCCATTGGAAGGCGCGCACTGTGGCAAGCGACATCCGGAAACAATGTTGCGGTGGGGTTTGAGGCTGCGTCGGCATCCGCAAACTTCAGTCAGGTAACGGCTATCGGAAACGGTGCATTGCAACGCAATCTCGCTAGCGATGTCACTGCGTGCGGTGGAGCCGCACTAGCAATCAACACCCTCGGCACCGCGAACGTCGCCGTAGGTCGCTCCGCGCTTGGCGCAGCGACCACCGCAGCGGCGACCGTCAGCATCACCACGGCAGGCAGCGGCGGTCCCGCAGGTCCGACCACCTACACGAGCGTTCAGTTGACGTACGTCAGCGGCGCGACAGCCGTGACCTACCCGACCGCAGACATCACCGTGACGAGCGGCGCGGTCAGCGCGGTCACCATCGTCACCGGAGGCACGGGATTCACGGCGACGAGCGGTACGGTGATGACCGCAGCGAGCGCGAGCATCGGCAACACGACGGGCTTTACCTGCACGCTAGCGACGGTCAACACGGCTGCGAGCAACACGGCGGTAGGTCATCAGGCGGGGCTACTGCAGACCACGGCGAGCAACAACACGCTCGTAGGCGCGAACGCAGGCGATGCGATCACTACTGGAGCATCTTCGGTCGCCATGGGATCTGGCGCGCTAGGCGCTAGTACGTCATCAAACTTTGCGACTGCGATTGGAACCTTTGCCCTCGCAAGCGGATCAACTGGAATTGGAACGGCAGTCGCTGTCGGCGGGCAGGCCATGTTCGCGGCAACATCTGCAAGCAGGGCGGTAGCCGTTGGGTATGACGCGTTAGTAAATGCGACCACGACAACGAACACCGTTGCCATTGGTGGCGATGCTGCGCGCCTTCGAGGCACTAGCACAGACACCTGCACTAACGCCACAAATAGCATCTTCATCGGTCAAGATGCACGCCCAAGCGGAGACACGCAGTCCAATCAAGTAGTCATTGGCTACCAAGGTCGCGGCGACGGCAGCAACACGACCGTACTTGGCAACAGCAGCACGACTAGCACGCGAATGGCAGGCACGGCGACGAGCGTCCTGCGCGTTGATGGAGACACGGTTCGGATTGCCAACTCCCGCACCCCTGCGACCGCAGGCGCGGCAGGCAACGCAGGCGACATCTGCTGGGACGCCAACTACATCTACGTCTGTGTCGCCACGAACACATGGAAGCGCGTAGCCATCGCCACATGGCCTTGACCGGAGGAGACATGACCGACCACACCTTCACACCGGAAGACACCGCCGAGCATCTGCGCGGGCTGCAGGCATCCGCCGACCTGATCGACGCGGTCATCGCGGCAGGCGTAAAGGACGCGGAGACACGCGACACGATGGACCGCAACGTGCGGCACATCGGCATCATGTGCGCCATGCCGCACCTGCAGGAATGCGGCGCGGACCTGACGCCGTACACCGACGCAGCGCACCGTGGCGCGGCGTGGCTTGCCTGATGTGCGACCGCGAGCGCATCATCCTCCGTGCGGCGAAGGCGCTGGCGCGCTCGCCTGCGGCGCGGTGCATCGACCCTGACGCCGCGATGCCGTGGCTCCCGTTCACGGCTGACGCGCAGCGCATCAGGACCAAGGCGGCGGACGAGCCGCTGCAGGACATCGAGGCGCGGGAACTGCGCCGCTACGTCACGGAGCTCGAGCGCATCGTCGGCAGGACGCTCGAGCCCGTGCGCGAGCTCGTCGCGGGTTGGCGCGGCACGCCGGAGGCGCTGGTCGAGCGCGTGCGCGAGGACGTGACCCGCCTGCGCGGCGACATGGCGAAGGAGATCGCCGCAGTCGCACGGCCCTACGCGGCGGTCATGGCGGACGCAGGAGCCCGTGCAGGGCTCGCCGCGCTGCCGCAGTCGATCCCCGCAGTCGCCGACATGGTGGAGTTCGGGCAGGCGAACCCGCTCGCCGTCCGTGCCGCCGAGAGCACAGCGATCCGCATGGCGAACACCGTCGCGCAGACGACCGCGCGCAACGTCGCCGAGCACGTCGCCGAGGGCATCCGCACGGGCGAGACAATCGACGAGATGGCGGAATGGATCGCGGACGAGGGATTCAGCGAGAGCCGCGCGACCATGATCGCCCGGACCGAGAGCGCCTACGCCTACACCGAAGGGCGCATCGAGGCGTGGAAAGAGACGGGCGTCGTGCAGGGCAAGCAGTGGCTCCTGTCGCCCGACGCCTGCGAGTTCTGCGAGGCGGCCGCGCGCGACTTCGCCGAGAAGTCGGTCGGGCTCGACGACGCCTTCTACGCCAAGGACAGCGTTCTCACGGGCACGGACGGGGGACAAATGACGCTCTCCTACAGTGCCGTGCAGGGACCGCCGCTGCACCCCAACTGCCGGTGCGACACCATCGCCACCCTAGACCCGAGGCTCTTCGAGGAATGAACAGCAAGCACCTGACCGCATCGATCCGCAAGGCCGCCGGCAAGGCGAGCACCTTCGTCGCCACGATCACGACCGACTCGGTGGACCGCGACGGCGAGGTCGTCGTGCCAGCCGGGATGAACAGCAAGGACTACGAGCGCAACCCCGTGCTCCTCTACGAGCACGACGTGCTCAAGCCGATCGGCAAGATGCTGAAGATGCGGCGCGGCGACCGCTCGATCGAGGCGGAGTTCGCGCTCGCCCCGCGCCCCGAGGGTCACGCCGGCGACTGGCTCCCCGATGCGGTCGGCGCCCTCATGGACTTCGGCGCCCTCAACACGATGAGCATCGGCTTCCTCGGGCTCGAGGCGCGCCCCGCGTCCAAGGCGGACAGCGAGAAGTACGGGCAGGGCGTGCGCCGCGTGTACGGCAAGTGGAAGCTGCTTGAGGTATCGGTGGTGTCGATCCCCGCAAACCAAGACGCCATCATCACCGCCGTCCGCAAGGGGCTATGCTCGCCCGCCGTCGCCAAGCGATTCGGCGTGACGGTGCCCGACGCGCCTGCGCCGATCCGCCGCTCGTACCGCGTCTCGGTTGCTGTGCCCGCGCTCGGTGACCTTGACCGCGTGCAGATTGTCCGCGACGAGATGGCGCGCGCACGCGGACGGCTCTACGCCGACTGACGCACAGACTCTCTCCTTTGGCACGGGCCGCCCGTTGTGGGGCGGCCTGTGCTGTTTCGTGCCCGCCTAGTGTTGTGGCATCGGTTGGTCGAGTCGGTGGGCGCAAGCCCGGACGAATGACCTGCGCCGGCAACGTCAACTCACTCAAGCAACCAACCCCATTACGGGAGCACTATCCATGCGCAACATCACCGTCGAGGATCTGCAGAAGTCTCTGCAGTCTCTCGCGAATCAGAAGGGCGCTCACGGATTCGAGAAGGCCAAGGCTCTGTTCTTGGATGGCGTCGTCATCGTTGACGAGGCCGGCAACCCGCTCGATCCCAGCGCGATCAACTACGAAGTCACAATCAGCCCGGCCGTCGAGGTCGAGGAGGACGCCATGTCAGAAGAGAAGCCCGAGGAGACTGCCAAGTCCGTCGCCTCCGAGGTCCGTGCAGCCATCCGCGACGAGATCGCGAAGTCTGCGTCCAAGCCCGCAAAGCTCGTGAAGGTCGAGAGCCCCAAGGTTCACGGCCGCCTGCGCGCGTTCAAGTCCGTGGACGAGGCCTACCGCTTCGGCCGCTGGGCGATGGCGTGCATGGGCTCGAAGAAGTCCGCGCAGTGGTGCTCCGACCACGATGTCCTTGTCACCAAGGGCCACATCGAGGGTTCGAACACCGCCGGTGGATTCCTCGTTCCCGACGAGTTCGAGAACAGCCTCATCACCCTCCGCGACCAGTACGGCGTGTTCCGCGCCAACGCGCGCATCGTGCCCATGTCCTCGGACGTGAAGCGCATGCCGCGCCGCACGGGCACCGTGACCGCCTACTTCGTGGGCGAGGCGGCCGCAGGCACGCAGTCGCAGCAGGCCTTCGACAGCGTGAACCTCGTCGCCAAGAAGCTCATGGTCCTCACCAAGATCAGCTCCGAGCTGAACGAGGACAACGTGGTCGCCCTCGGCGATGACCTCGCCAACGAGATCGCGTACGGCTTCGCCAAGAAGGAGGACGAGTGCGGCTTCGACGGCGACGGCACCTCGACCTACGGCGGAATCCTCGGTCTTCGCAACGCGATCGGCGCAGGCGGCACGCAGGACACCTCTCCTGCCGTGACCACCCTCGCGACGCTGACGCTGGCGGACCTCCGCCGCGTGGTCGGCAAGCTCGCGACGTGGGCGGACGGTCCCAACACCAAGTGGTTCATGAAGCGCAGCGTGTGGAACAACGCCTTCCTCCGTCTCTCCGAGGCGGCCGGCGGCGTGACGGCCAACGAGATCCGCACCGACGACGGTGGGCTCCAGTTCATGGGCTACCCGGTCGTGCTCACCGAGGCCTACACGGTTTCGGAGGCTGACAACGGGACGTATGCGTTCTTCGGCGACCTCTCGCTCGCTGCGTACCTCGGCGACCGCCGCTCGACCACGGTCGAGTTCAGCAACGCCGCTCTCAATGCCTTCGAGCAGGACGAGCTGGTGGTGCGCGGGACCGAGCGGTTCGACATCAACGTCGCGAACGTCGGAGATGCCTCCGTCGCGGGCGCGATGATCAAGGCCACCTTCTGATCCTGAAAGGACACAGATACCCATGAAGTACAACCAAGACGTCAAGACGATCTCGTCCAACCCCGCCACCGTCACCAACGGCGGCACGGGCACGTTCATCGTCGATACCCGTGGCTTCGGCGCGGCGCAGTTCGTGGTGTCACCCGGCATCGCGAACGCAGCGACGAACATCCCCACCGTGCTCAAGATCTCGCAGGGCGATACGACCTCCTCGTTCTCGGATGTCACCGGCTACGTCGGCGGCACCAACGCGGCGGGCGGCTTCACGATCCCGACCAACGTCGCTACGGCGGCGGCGGACGTGCAGCCCTACGTGCTCAACGTGGACCTCGAGGGCAAGCAGCGCTACCTGCGCCTGCAGATCAGCCCGGTCACGACGATCACCTACGCCTTCACCTGCAACCTGAGCCGCCCGGCCCAGTCGCCCAACGTGACGAGCGAGGCAGTCGCCAAGCTCGGCACGGACGGCGCCAACCTCGCAGGCTCGACCTCGGTCGGCCTCGTGGTGAACCCGGACGGTCCGCTCAGCTGACCCATCCGATCCG